TGTTGATCGATTACAAAACGGGTATCAGTAAGATCGACACCCCCGATAAGAACTGGCAATCTAAAGCATACACGGTCGGTTGCTTTCAGCGATTCCCAGAACTTGAGACAATTGAGTTTGTTTTTTTCATTCCTCAAAGAAACGAGATCCTGTCTCACAAATTTAGTCGGTCGGATTTAGATGAGCTTATCGATGAGTTATCTTCTGTAATCCTTGAAGCCGAAAGAGTCAGACCTAAGTGGGATAGTGGAACTCCTGATTTGTCTGAACTTACCCCTACTGTTAACTGTAGGTTTTGTAAGTTCGAGGATATATGCCCCGCTCTAGGTGGATTGGTTGTTGAAGTAGCAAAGAAAATTAATCCTCATCTACCTGATGTAGATATTGATTCAACAGAAGACCCAGAAGTCTTAGAACAACTGTGGGCAATTGCTAAGATTGTAACTAACTGGGCAGATGGATTTAAGAAGAGAGCCGTCTCGCTTGCAGAAGATGGACTTGAGTTTCCAAACTTACGCCTCAAGAAAATGGCTGGGCGTAGAAATGTGACCGACAATAAAACCTTTATTTCGATTGCTGAAAAATATGGTGTTGACACTGAAACCATCCTAAGCCATGTAAGCTTTCCTCTTGCCAAGATTGCCAAAGCTGTTGGTGACACAGCAGACAAAGGTGGTAAGAAACAACTCGCTAATGAGTTTTTAGATTCCTGTGAAGAATCAGGGATCATCGAACATTCGCCCCAACGACGAACACTGTCGTAGGGAAAACAAGAAACAAGAAACAAGAAACAAGAAACACGATGAGTGAAAAAACTGAGCTTGCACACGCAGCTCCTACAAGCAGTCTGACAACATCCGCTATTTCGGATACGTTAGATCAAAGCGATATTGATATCCCAAGAGTCAATGTCGTTCAAAAGACCAGTGACATTACTGGTCCTGATGGAAACCCAGCACCGTATGGTTCTCTGGTATTAGATAAGCGAGTTATTCTCGCGCAACCTGAAGAAGCAATTCAAGTAGTTCCCCTAAGTGCAATCAAAGCATGGCGGGAAGATGTTCCGTTTGACTCGGATGACATCCCTAGAATTGCAAACTCTTCAGAGGAAAAGCAGCAACTCTCTATGGATTCGGAATACCCAATCCTTGAGTTTGCTGAAATCACTCTCTTGTTCAAAGGTGGTGATGACCCAGAAGCATTCCCTTTCCCACTCGGAAAAGACAACTATGCTATGGGCCGAATTAACGTAGCTAAGGATGCTTATAGGCAGACCTTTAAACGGCTTGCTACATTCGCAGTCTTCAACAAAAAGACTCCAATACACAAGCGTCTATGGAACTTCCAGTCAACTGCGATCACTCGCGGAAAGTATAGCTGGTTTGCTCCTTCTCTTACTATTACCAACGAAGAACCAAGTGATGAGGTCGTTGACTTTATTGGAGGTTACTTAGGATAATGGCTGAGATAACAGATGCAGAAGTTCTCAGCAATGAGATCCAAAAGTTGGAAGGCATCATATCCAAAATTGATGAAGCTCTTGTTGCAACCCAACATGATCTTCGCGTCACCAAAATGGTGAAAGAAGTTTTGGAAGAGTCCTTAGCAAATAGGCCGCAGCAAGAATTGATGGATATTCTTGGCATACCAGAAGTGGTAGAGCTTGCTTCTCCTGAAGCAACTGTGAAAGACACCGATAACTAACCAATTCCGACAAGGAAGGGGAATGCGGCGGCATAGGTAGTTGCTGGTTATTATCATCCCCCAAGGGGTAATCGCATAAAAGCCCCTACTACCCCGCCCTCTTTATCGGGGGTGGGGTATTTAATTTAAAGTATTATGGACAGATATATTTACGCAGTAGACTTTGAAACCTACTACGACAAAGAGTGTAGTATCAAAACACTGGGGACGCTTGGCTACTTTAGTCATCCTCAGTTTGACGCCTATATGGTTTCTGTTGTGGGGACTGATGGGACTAAGTTTGTAGGACACCCCAAAGACTTCGTGTGGGAGAAACTTAACGGACAAGTTGTGCTTTCGCATAACGCCAGCTTTGACGAGACGTTGTATTACTACGGGGTAAATCAGGAATGGTGGGACTCTTGTGATCCTTACGAGTGGCACTGCACGGCGGACTTAGCCGCTTACTGTAAGCTCCCAAGATCTTTGAAAGGGTCAACGGCAGAGTTGTTTGGTCTTACTGTAGACAAAAGCACGAGGGATAATATGTCAGGTAAGAGATGGGAGGAAATGACTTCTGAGTTCAAGGAGGAGGTTTGTGAATATGCCATCAAAGATAGTGAGCTTTGCTTGAAGTTATGGGAAACGCTTAGTGATAAATGGCCTGAGTTTGAAAGAAACGTAAGTAGTCTTAATAGAAAGATCGTTCAACAGGGTATCCCGATTGATGAGGATCTACTTAAAAAGCAACTCGAAACAATTAAATTGAAGCTCTTTGAAGCTGAAGAGAACATTCCTTGGTTGGGGGATAAACCCCTACTTAGTAGGGCGGCTTTTGATGAGCAATGTCTACTAGTTGGTATCAAGCCCCCAGTAAGTTTGGCTGCGACAGATGCAGAATCTCAACAGTGGATAGAATACCATAGTGGTGAGCATAAATGGATATCTGCTGTAAAAGACTGGAGAAGGATAAACTCCCTCAAGAAAAAGTTAGAAAGTTTTGATTATGCAACTATGCCCAACGGTAGGTATTACGGAGGGTGTATGTATTTTGGCGCACATACAGGAAGGTTTAGTGGGTCGGGCGGCAACTTAAATTTACAGAACTTACCCAGAGAAGAAATGTTTGGGGTAAACCTTAGACATTTAATAGCGCCCAATAATGACAAAAGATTAATTGCTGTAGACCTTTCTCAGATTGAAGTTCGGGCTTTATGCTGGTTAGCTGGCGATTCCGAAATGTTGAAAGAGATTGAGCAAACAAATGATATCTACGAAGCATTCGCCATCAGGTTTGGAATGTGGAAATCAGAAGATGGATCTATTAAGAAAGAACCAAAACTTAGACATGCAGTAAAAGGGATGGTTCTTGGCTGTGGCTATGGCGCAGGTGCGACTAGGTTCTCTGAAATGTCTGGTATTTCTGAAGAGGAAGCGGGTAAGCGAGTAAAGAAATATCGGATGAAGATGAAGAAAGTTAAATCCCTATGGGAAGAATACACAGGTGAGATTGAAGGATCACATGTATCGAAGGCTGAATTTACAGTAGACCTGCCAAGTGGCAGGGTTATTAACTATGGCAGATTAAAATCTTTTGCTGAGGGTGGTCGTAACCATTATCTAACTAAAGTCCCAAGACATGGAAAGAGTGTCACCGTGCGTTTGTGGGGAGGACTTGTTGCGGAAAACGCTAGTCAGGCACTGGCGAGAGATATTTTTTCTGATATGCTGCTTCGCGTTGATAAAGCGGGGCATAAAATAATTATGCACGTTCACGACGAAATGGTTATTGAATCACACAAAGACGAAGCTGAAGAAACTCTCGCGGACATAATAAGGATTATGTCCAAACCACCACAATGGATACCCAACATTCCAGTAGAAGCAGAGGGGTCAATACTAACAAAATATGAAAAATGAAATACAGATACCTTAAAAACCTCAGAGATAAGAAATGCACGGCGTGTGATGACATGTCGAAGATTGTTTCAAGTAGGCCCACATTTAAATCTAAAGCAGCTTACAGAGAATGGTGTGGTAAGAAAACCACAGACCATTGCTTCTTTAGTATGTGCGAAGGACTTAACTCAGGCGCACGTATCGAAGGAGAGAATAAAGTAGTTAAGGTTCACGGGGTTGCTGCGGACTATGATGCTCCAGTTGATTGGGTGAATGCAGATAATATTATCGCGGCTAAGTGTGTCGGATGTATGCCCACATGGAGGGCTAAGACTTACAGCGGGTATATTCGTGTCTTGTTTGAGTTTGAGGAAGTATGTTCGGTCCCTCACTTTATCTACAAACCATTTATGGCAGAGCTGAAGAAGCTCATAAACTTTTCAAAGATCTTTGCAGGGTATGATAAGAAATCTGAAGAACCCTCTCAATACTTTGAACTAGGGACAGATTGGGTAAACCTTGGTGGCAAAGTCCCTCCTAGTGTTGTGCAGACTGCCTTGATTAAGGCGGCACAAAACAATCCCCCAGAGTCTAAAGAGACCTCGATACCTATTGAAGAAGTCGCGGCTGAGGTTGAGAAGAGATTTCCAAACAGGTGGATAGGAGACTTTGAAGTTGGATCTAGGGGTCCGTTGTTCTGGATTGATGACGGGATTGATCGTGAGGGTTGTCAGGTTTTTGAGGATGGTATGATCGTCTACTCAGACAGGGATCAACCTTGGAAAACATGGAGAGATATTTTTGGTAAGTCCTTTGTTAAAGAATATGAAGAGAAAAAAATGGGAGGACTGCTGGATGAGTATTGGTTCAATGGTAGGCAGTTCTTTAAACTTCTTCACGGTGCTGCTCAGATAATCCCAAGAGATCAACTCGTGCTTGAGTTAAGGCAGCGAGGGTTTAGACCAAAGACAAAGAAGGGGGAGAATATATCAGAAGTTGAAAACGCTATCTTAGTAATCAGCAATCAAAATAGGATTAATGAGATTGCGCCCGTTGTATTCAGAAGAGACAAGAGAGTTGTAGATTTCAATGGGTTGAGAATTTTAAATAGCTCAAACATCGAACCAATCATGCCAGCGGAGAGTGGTGATGTTAGTGAATGGCCTTGGCTCTATAAATTCTTTGACCAGTTCTTTGTGGATTCTACCCCTATAAGAACTAAGAATTATTTCTTTGCATGGATGAAGAGATTCCACAATGGCGTAATCAACAACAAAGAAGATCAAGGACAAGCATGCATATTTGTTGGGCCAGCTAAAATGGGTAAGACACTTATGTCTAATAAGATTATCGCGGCAGCAGTGGGCGGTTATGCTGATGCCAGTGATTATCTTTCTGGTGGAACTAAATTTAATAAAGACTTAGGTAGAGCTGCTTGTTGGGTCATTGATGACACAGTTAGTGCAGCTTCTTTTCAAGATCAGCGGCGAGCTACAGAACTTATTAAGAGGGGTGTAGCTAACCCAAGGATCGAGTTCATGGCTAAGTATGCTGATGCGGTTACTCTTCCGTGGGCAGGTAGGATTATTGTAAGTCTCAATGATGACGCTAATAGTATGAGTGTTATCCCAACACTTGACTCAAGTAATAAGGATAAACTTATGGCGTTTAAGATAAACCCCACACCTTTTAAGTTCCCTCCCAAGGAACAACTTGAGGCAATCATTGCACAAGAGCTTCCTCATTTTTTGAAATGGCTCGCCGATTGGAACCCACCTGTTGAAGTATTGGATGATGACAGGTTTGGCGTTAAAAGCTTTATCGACAAGAGTATTGCCCATGCCGCCTACGACAACTCAAGTAGATCACAAGTAGCAGAGCTTGTTGATTTCTTTGCCAAAGCTGCTCGTGAGAATGATATCGAAGGGGAGTGGAGCGGGACTTTAACTGAGTTCCAGCGAGCTTTACACACCTACAACAACGGCAGAACTTTAGGTTCCTCAAACAAAATTGAGTTCGTGCGGAATGGATTAGCACATATGGAAGATGGCGGTAAGTCCAACTTGAAACTTAGGCCCATCAAGTCTGTTGGTAAGGGCGGTGGTAAGATATGGACTATCAATATAGAGGAGAAATATGATATCGACTTTACAGAGAGTTCGCAGGACGCAGTGCTTCAATAGGTAGGTGATACCCATCAACCTTGTAAGTGAAGCCCCAGTCATCTGGCTCACCTCGTTTCTTATATTCACCCGACTTCTGAATCTTGTGTCCTGTAGCCCAACCAAGCATCCATGCTCTGGTAAAGTCTTTACGCACCCTGACAAAGTAGTAGGCGTTAGCAGGTAACTTTTTACCTTCAGCACAATTAACGGAAGCAGTGTAATGGGGTTGTGGTTTGCCAGCACAACTCTTGGCCTTCACATCTATCTTCCGTTTACCTAGTTCATAATCGTGGGTATATATTTTATCTCCCACGTATATGGCTTCAGGATACAGTTTTTCAAAAGCTACTTCTCCTAAGAACCCTGTCATCCTCCCTGCCCCTCTTGTAAATGAGTTAGGTAGCACCCCTAAATCTTCGCTTCGCTCGAACGCTTCTTTTATATCATTGCTGTTAGGCGTAAAAATAAGCATCCCCTTAGTCCTTGAAAACTGAGGGGGGAGCTTCTTGCGTTTCATCCGCTACTTATTCGTTTGCTAATTCTGTCCCAAGCAGGAAAAAATATTTCATCCATACAACGAACTATTGCTTCTTCCTCATAACGCTCACAATACCCTAGTCCAGATATAGCGAACGCTGCGTGGATCATCTCGTGCCTCAAGGTTTCTATCATTTCTTTTCCCTTGAGGCTCTTATCTAGTGTTATGACTTTCTTCCTATTGGAATAAAGGCCGTAACAATCATCATCTCCTAAATCTCTAAACTGCACTCGGACTCTGATACCCGCGAGAGTGACGCTCTTGGGGATAACCATTACCCATAGAAGTTGTTAATTCCTTCCGCATATACCTTAGCTAATCTCCCGATATTAGACCTAATAAGATTCACATCATTTATATTGGAACCAAAGAATGGCTCGGCGATACAAGCATAACAAGGAGTCTTGCGAAGAAAGAGTGCTCCTCGTTGACCCCTACCCCGTGGCTTTACACCGCGTGAACGGAGTTCGGGGTATTCTTTTTCCATAGCCTCATTTAGTTTAGTGGCTAACCTTTTACCCCCGCGACTAGTTTCCCAATGCAACCACTCATGCCCTGTAGCTTTAGGGCCAGCAGCATTGAAATGAAATTCTATACATGCATCAACTTTGTCTTCTCGCATTTTACGAGATACATAATTCATAGCACCTACATAACTGACGGCATTGTAGTCATCATATATTTTGTAGGGGACTTTTAGATGAGGGGTGATTAATGGAATCAATTCCGAATTAAACTTGTGCTCACTTACGCTGTTATCTCCTACAGTGTAAGCTCCACTATCCCCTTGTCTGGAATGTCCTATAGCTAGTCCTATCATTTCTTATATTTAAAAATCAAACGGTAGAGCGATACCGCTGCTACTGCGATACCTAGAACAAGTGATATGACACGAAGCCAATATTCTATTTGCTCTTGCATCGATGCCGCTATCGCAATGGTAGGGGTCAAAGTCCCCAAAAGAGTGTCTATTAGTTTTGAGGAGTTCATTTGTTTCCAATAATAATTGCCCTTCGATAAGAGTAATCGCTGTGAAATTTATGTTCTTTCCTACCAGTCAATTTACCCTCAACAAAATGATACTGTGTGCCTTCAATCAGAGTTATAGTCGGAGGATCGTAAAGCGAACTGTCGTTCACGACTGAGTCTTTTGCCCAATCTTTCGATGCGCAACTTTGCAGAAGGACTGCCATTACTGGCAAGCTCATCAATCTCATCTTCGATCTCATCTAAATAACGTCTGTTCTTTGAATGCATATACGCCACAAAAGCTTCTAATGCGGCAGTTACTAAACGCATGAAGCGCATTACTTATCTTTGGCCTTTCCTACATTTAGCGCCAACCACTCAACAACCCGATATAGTTTGCGGACGATGCTATCGTCTTTAGGAGTTGGAGTTAGAGCGCAGAGAGCAGAAGCTGCTGCAACTACTGCGGTCAATGTAGCGAGAATACTTTCTTTGTTTTCGCTTAGATACTGAATTAGTTCTGTCATAATTTATAGTATGTTAGGGACGCGACTGTTTGATCCTGATGGATCAAAGAATATTGTTGGTTTTGCTGCTCCCCTATATGCGTCCAATTCTTCATCGAGGAGTTGCTTGCAAACGGACCAATGGTAATTAGCCCTTTCAATGTCTGCGTTGTCTTCTGCTACGCTGCCTAGTAATGCATGTTTTATTGCATTTAAGTTGCTAGGAAAAACAGGATCGTAGCTGTTAATTAATGTTTTAAACTTCCGCTTAACTAAAAGTCTCAGTGTCTTAGTGTTCGGCGTAAGGTTGTTATTGATCCTGTATCTTCTAAACCTGCTAACCTTATTGGATTCCTGAACATCTGCGAGGTGCAGCGTGTCGGTAGCATCCGCGTTATTAACAGCGGTAACTCTGACAGGAGCAGGTAAAGTGCTGTCACCATTTCTTATTTCTTCTATGGTGCTAAATAAAACAGTTGAAGTAACGGTGGCGGAAGTAGCTGTAGCTATAGTGGGTTCAAAAGTTACCGTTACAGGAGTAGAGCTATTATTTAAACCCGTTACCTGTATAAAGTCATTAGTGGTTCTAGGAAGTGTTGTCTCTGGAGCAATTGGTGTTACTTCAATTTTGTAGTATTTAGAAGCCTCTAGCTCATTAATAGTCGGGACAAACCCATCATCAACCAGACCATACATAGCCAATGTGGTCCCATCGTTATTTCTTCCAGTCAATCTATAATCGTGGAACTGAGATCTTACCTTTTCAGGTTCATTCTCAAGCAAAGCGGATACCACAGCCTCCCCTTCAGGAAGGGTGAAGTTGTCATCCGTTGTGCTAATTACGGTCTCATATAAAAGATCCCTCCACATGCCCATTGCATAAAGGCGTGGGAGAACAAGATTAAGCTCCTGCATGAAGCTTGAACCTACAGTTTTGTATTTAGAGAGGGCTTCTTCTACCCCCGCTACAGTCAAAGTAGCCATACCTAATGATAATGGCTAATTGTCTCAAGGTCAAGGTATCAACTTTATCAAGTATTTTGATAAGATTATTCAGCAGGTGGTATAGGATCAGGGCATGAATCAGTGAGATCTGAGTCAGGACACTTGACAAATTTCAATTCAGCACCATCGCTATTGCCCGAAGGAGGCTTGATAAACTGTAGTGTAGACCCGTCATATTTATACACCGTCACAGGTGAGGTAGTCGAAATTGCGCTCGTGCAAGAAAAGCTCCCCGCAGTGGTTGAGCTAATCCCCGTTACTGTAACGGCTGAGGTAACCCCTGTCACAGTGCTGGGTCCATTAATAGTTGTGATAGAAGCAGGTGTAGCTTCTAGGCCGCTATTTGTAATTTCATATCCTAAGACCCAATAACATGCCTCACTATTTCCTGAGTAGTTAGAAGTAGATGTTTCTACACAAATCTTAACCCAAGGCAATGTCTCCTCAGCTCCCCCAGCCCACATAGTATTGTGAGGAGTTCCCTGAATAATACTGTCATTTTCTATGCTATCAGTTGTATTGCATTTAATTACCTCGACAGTTCCGTTGTAAACTGTGTCTGTAGCTAATGTCTGAACAGTGACAGACTCGCAACTTAAATTCTGGAAACACTTAACTAATCCATCCTCCACAACGGCAACCCCCTTATCACCTATCTTCCAGTGCTTATTGTATCTGTTGCCGTAAACCTTTATTTCATCTCCAATAGTTTTTACTTGGACTTGAGCTAACCCAGAAATTTTTTCGGGGTTGGGGGATGGCACCTCTTGACCCCTATCGTCGATACTTCTTAACTGATGGAAGTCTGTAGACTTTAAATACTGCTTATAAACATTGCTCCCAAATCCTATGTTTTGAAAGCTGTTGTATCCCGCTATCCACCACATAGGGCCGCGATGACCTTCTAATCCTCCTGCTAGGAGAACTTGCCTGTCTTCTTGCTTATCTAAATTTTCTCGCGCTTCTTTCTGATAAGCCTTTTCATTCAACTCATCGTTACCCCAATGGTTGCGATACAGCTTACCATCTCGAATCCAGCATATGGGTATATTGTATTCCCCATTATTAGCAACTAGTTCAAGCCTCGATTCATCTGGTGGAACAAAATGAGAACAGATTGGGGGGTAGCAACTACCATCATCTGCCATATCAATTTTCTTTAATCGATATGTAGGGCCATCCCCTGTGAATGGTTCCCCAGTATCTATGTCAAATCTCTGCTGCCCAGCATCATCGAGCTTAGGTTCAGATATAATCTGTCCGTGATTGTCAGTTGTGTATTGGGCATAGATGACACAATCATCTGATGTTTCTATAACCAAAGGAGTTAACTCATGTATTTTTACAGAGTGATTATTAATATCTGCATCGTTGTTGTTTAGCGGATGGATCTCATACAAGTGAGCTTTCGTTATACAAATCTTCTTGTCTCCTTCAGGCTCAAACCTATATGGCTCATGTTCTTGCCTATATACAAACTGATCGTGGCTAACTTCTTGCCCCGCAAAATTAGTTCTTGTTCCAAAGCTGTGATGAAAATCATCCTCACCCACAAGCATAGGGCTTGGCCTTATTTCTTCAACAGGCTCTAGCTGTGGCTCAGTTATGCTTACGTCTGCTGGGCTAACGCTCCCATCAATGTTTTCCTCTACATCTCCTTCAGAGGATCTAGAAAAAAATCTTTGTAAGCTTTTGAATATACCATCCGCCATATTACTCGTAGCTAGGCTTATGCACAGTCCACTTAGTTCTTAAATAACCGCCTCTTGCTGGTTCCTGAGTATCTTTAGCCACATGCGTATCAGGTATGGTGGGAGGGTTTGTCACAGGAATATTTTTCACATAGGCGGCATACTTGTAGACTGGGTCTACTGTCCCAGTTGTGCAAGTAAGTGACCCCCCATTCATCAAACATGGTGGGATGTTAACCCTAACGTATGGAGTCCCGAAGGTGAATGATTGAGGCTCAAAGTTCTGGACTTCAGGCTTGCCACCATTAGATGCGTCGAACTTATTTGGAGACCAAGACACTTCTACATCAGTAGTGCAAGACCCTCTAAAAGCCTCTGGATTCATATGGTAATCAACAAAGGCTAGGTTTTGACCATCATGTCTTTCCCAGTTAACTATTTCAATACCCGCCAGAACAGGGGGAAAAGTATGATCCATAGCAGTTGAGTAACTATCTATGGTTATGTTTTTTCCTGTTGCGGGGACTCCTGCAATAACTTCTTTCTTTACTACTTCAAACCAGTCGGCGGATATCTGTCTTCCTTCTCTGTAGTAACCTATTCTTTTCCCATCTGAATCTCTTGTATTTGTTTTCCAAAACACATGCCCTCCGTCAGCAATCAAAGATTCTATTGTGGCACTGGTCGCGGGAGTAGTGGTGCTGTCAGATATTGTCTCGCCTTTGAAGTGATAGCTTACAGTCTGTGTTAAGTTGTAATGCGATAAATTATCCCATGCTAAAGTCTCTACATTTTCTGGGACAAAGTATGTCCGCTGCTCTACAACAAACACACCATCAAGCTCTTTGTCTCCAATCCGTTTCTGCTCTCTGCCCATGAGCTTATACCCCTTACCAGTAAAGTTGGCAGAGGTAGGCGCAACAGGCATGTCTGTCCCTGCTGCATGATCGGCAGAGTCTTCAGTAAATGAAGATCTAAGATCCACATAAGTTCGGACAACTGTATTAAACTTCGTCTGCCCCAAGCTTGCTTGAGAGTATTCAAAGTTATATTCGTCCTGAGAAGATCTAGTGTTAACGTAGAAATAATAATAAAGCTGACCATTAGGATCAGCTTGACGAACGTGGGCAAGAATGTGGTTAGGAAAGTTTACTGTATCTGGGTGCGCCGTCCCATAAGCAGGTGGTGTCTTCCCCACCCGCTGGGCATCTACAGTCTCATAAAACAGTAAGTCTTGAACATTCGGCGAAACGAATGTTAAGACTGTCTGTCTTTGAGGACTGGGTTGATTCCTTTGAACAGGCATTACTCCTCAACTTCTTCTAATTCCTCTACCTCTTTTGGTTCTTCTTCAGCTCCTTCATTGAGGGCGGAAGCAAATTTTCCAATGAGGAAACTACCTGCCCCCGCAACTTTCCCCCCACCCAGTGTAGGGTGCTTAATAGCGATATCAATAAGTTGGATAGTGGCTGCGAGTTGGTTATTATCTAATTCAATGCTTTTCATATGTTAGGGAAATTACGGGGCTATGGTTGTTTTTTCAAGGTTTTTAAACGAAAAAAGATTTGAGATGTCCAACTCTAAGCTTGGGGACTACAAGTGGTTTTATTCCTGTCGTAGCATAACAGTTATTACAGAAACTTACATCCTCAAATGACATATCTCTCACATCGATTTTGCCCCCTTTTTTGTCCTTACACCCTTTGATTTCTACAGGATTGAGCGGGTAATAAGGGTATTCCATTTGTTCATAAATAGATCTATGAACTTTGGTGAATCCAAACCCACACCAGTCTACCTTAATTAACTTCGATGGTGCCTCTTCTGCTTTTTTCTCCATGAAATCCCCAGATAGAAAAGGCATATGTAAATGCTCACGGAAGTAATCTTCATTCCACTTGCCCACCATTGCCGTATCCGATTGGTCAGATTTATACCACCCCGTCACAAATTTATGTTTGGGGTCTATGCGGTGTAAGTATTCTACTTGTTCGATGGTGAACTGAATATCTGAATCAATCCAAAACAACCATTCAGCTTCTACGGGTCTTGTGTCGTAGTTTCCTCTGCCTCCTGTGGCTAAGAAATTTCTAGCGAAATTTAAGAACAAACCACTACAGGTAAATATCTGTGAATTGTTTTTCTCGCACCAAGACTGAAGCTCTAGGTATTGTTGAAATAACTTACCATCTATACCTCTATGATCTATTGGGATTAAAAATACTGTGTTAAGCATTGGCTAAAGATTCGATGTATTCGACTGAGGAAGTGTCCACTTCAGCAGGGCTTTCTGCTATGGCCTCCTCCTCTTCATCTTCTTCAACATCAACCTCTATGACAAGTTTATCAATATCTTTTCTCTCCCCATAAACAACGTAGTAGTAATTCAAAGGCTCATCAGTATTTGATCCGACAACAACATCTCCATTGGCCTCCATAGAAGAAACAAAGAGACATTGATTAGGCCCAATAGCTGTAAGCTCTACTGACATACTATCGGGATCTACTAACCCGTCCCAGTAATCAGGCATCGTTATAGTGGAAGAAGTGCTCTTGCCTCGGAAGTATACTCCAATCTCTGGTCCCTCAAGACAGGCGTGAACAAGCTGCTTGTTTTCTTTTGTCGGGTGATCAATTACGAAACTCTTATAAGATCCTTGAATGCTACCATTGACTTGTAGTGCGTAGTAACCCGATACAGAACTGGTTCCTATACCTACGTTGCCTTGGATAAGCATTCCGTTAGTAGGAGCCGTAGCTGAAGTATAACTAGCTCCAATAGCTACACCCCCATTAACTGCGAGTTTGCTCGAAGCAGTTGTAGTTCCTATTGCAAAATTACCTCCGCTAGTAATCGCACTCTGCACCCCACTACTAGAACTTCCTCCATTCGGTCTGAATCTAAACCCTTTCCCAGATGCCGCAGCAAAATACATTTGGTCAGCAGCTTTAGCAAAGATTCTATGGTGACCATTTGTTAAGTTAGTTGTTCCAATTCCGAATGCTCCGTAGTCCCCACCAAAAGTGCCATCAACATCAATCTTACTGTTTGCATCAGTGATAGTGACATCAGCTAAAGAAGCGTTGCTTCCTGATTTGTAAAATGTAGAAGCATGATTCCCATCTAGTTTATCCGCATCTAAACCAGATCCAGATCCATCTACAGTCTTGATAAGAGTAAGGATCTCACTAGCTGTCTGATCGGCTGTAGCTCCGCTTTCAATACCGTCCAACTTAGAGTGGTCGGCGTTTGTGAAATTGTTATCTGTTTGTGAAGCTACAGAGAAGTCGAGAGTCCCATC